TGTTATGCTTCCATCAGGAATCTTAGTTGCAGTAATCGAATTAGCCGCTATCTTTGCTTCTGTTACATTTAAGTCTACAATAGACGCAGTTACTACTGCATCCGATGCTAACTTATCTGCTGTTACTTGATCATCTGCTATATTTAGTGTTTGTACTGAATTATTCGCTAGTTGAATTGTTGTAATTTGGTTTTGGGCAATATGCGTACTAGTCACTGTATTCAGTGCTATTTGTACAGTACCTATACTATTGTTTGGTATTTGTACAGACGTGATTGCGTTCTGTGCGATATGCACAGTAGTGATAGCATTATCTGCTATGAGAGTTCCCGATATCGCATTTATCGATAGAAACTCTGCTGGTATTTTTGTTGTTGCCATATTATTATTTTCCTTCTTTGACTACTTGAGTAGACATTTCTTTTTTATTTTTTAAAATACTGAGGTAATCCAATCATAGGTCTACCATCATATTTGTTGTTTTTAGCATCTTTGCCATTAGTATCGTTATAGTGCAAAAATACTTGTCCACAATCTTTACCTTCAAATGGCTCACGCCAGTGTTCTAGATCGCAACCTCGATACATTAACATATCACCTGCTTCTAGTTTAATTTCTGTGCCATCTTTGCCTTCTTCACCTGATGGCTCTAAGAATATTGACCAATCATCACCACCTAAATGCATAGTAGTAGATATTTCACATGAGTATCTATCTTTATGTCTTTTTAATTCATCACCTTTTTTATAAATTCTAGCGTATGAATAAGTTTCAGAAAGTTTAATTCCTGATTCTTTTTCCATTACAGGCTTAACTTTTTGTAATAAAGTTTCCATTACTATATCACTATAATGTGCATAAGTATCTGGTATTTGTGTATCGTTCCATACTCCAAAGTATTCAGTAAATTCTGATACATATTTTTCATCAAACAAGTGCCTTGCAACTGCTCTTTTATTTAAAAAGTATTGATAACAAAAATCTGCTAGTTCTTTTGATATAGCACCTTTAATTACTTGGTATTTATTTTTCTTAAAGCTCATCTAAATGGATATCCTAAATTCCAACACACTAAGGAGTGTCGTGTTCCTTTTGTTACTGGTTTGACTCTGTGCCAAACAAAAGAAGGAAAAACAATTACGCTACCCTTCTTTCTAATTTCTTCACATATTCTTGGCTGAGAGCCATCATCTGTGTTTCTAAAATCAAACTCTAAATCTCCGCCTTCGTATTCGTCAGGGTCAGTAAGCGATACAGTCATACTAAGTTTTCTTAACTTACCATGTGTATTAACGTTTTCAGGGTGGTTATAAGGTTCGTCGTATGAGTCAGAATGCCAATCGTAAAATTGACCTTTCTTATATTCGGTAAATTGACAAGACTCTGACCAATCCCATTCAAAATTCCAACCAGCATTCGCGTTAGCTTGATGTACATAGGGTTGTATTTCTTTGTATATCCATCTGTCATTCATCCACACAACATCTGACTTGCGTTTCTTTTGAATGTTTTTAAGTTCTAGTTTGGTAAGCTTATCTTTACCAAAGTTGCCTGTAACAGCAGTTTCTTTTTCTTGTTCTTTACCATAACGCACTATATCGTCACATATTCTTTCAGGTATAACTGACTGGAAATACCAGTAATAGTATTTTAAATTCATTTATAAAAGTATGTTATAATTATATCCAATTTCCCGCCTTAATGTTTTTATAAACTAATCGTAAATCCCAAACTTGTGATGTATTTGATACAAAATCTAAGGCTGCTTCGTTAACTATGACAACGCCTGAACCTCCAGCAAAACCATTACCTTCAGCAGATGAGCCACCTCCTCCGCCAAGATTTGTACCACCTGCTGATCCTATTGGAGAATTACCTGGTTGGTTTGACCCATATCTACCAGCATTTCCTCCACCACCTGATCCACCAGCAGCGTTCCATGGTGAACCAGCATTACCTGGTTGCCAACCACCTCCACCTCCACCAGCTCTTGTAACCGATGAACCTGAAACAGCAGATGCTTTACCAGCACCTCCAGTACCACCAATGTAAGTAAAAGGTGTTGCAGGATTTACTGTTGTACCAACAGCTCCCGCTCCACCACCACCACCAGTGTTTCCGCCTTGTGCATTACCACCTGCATTTCCTTGACCTGAAGTTCCTGTTCCACCTGTAGCAGTCCCAGGTCCGCCTCTGTAAGCTCCTCCGCCTGAACCTCCATTTTGTCCTGCTTGTGGTGCTCCTGAACCCCCTCTAACTCCACCACCACCGCCTATTGCGGTTAGTGGAGAAGCTGCTCCAAAAACTGAATTACCTCCAGCTTTACCTCTAGTATTTGGATAAACTCCACCTTGACCACCATCGGCTCCAGCAGCACCCGCTGCTCCGACTGTTATTGGTACAGCATTTGAAGGTACTGGATGAGCAGGAACTTCTAAATGTCCACCTGCTCCACCGCCTGATCCTTGCATAGCTCCACCTGCTCCACCTGCTACAGCTAATACCCAAGCGTGTGTTGTATGTGTAGCTGCTGTCCAATTACCACTAGAATTAAATGTGGTTATAACTGCATCTTGAGTTATATTAGTTAGTGTTGTAGATGCTCCGATTAATCTTGCCATATTATTAACTCCATGTTCCTGCTTTTACAGCATCATATACTGTGTTTAAATCCCATATTCCTGAACCTACATTATCGCCAGCTGGTGCTTTAATTATTACTACACCTGCACCACCTGCTGCTCCAACTTTTGTTCCGCCGCCGCCGCCACCACCGCCGCCGCCTCCAGTCTGTGCAGTACCAGCAACAGCATTTGTAGAATTATTAGAAGCACCTGCTCCACCTCCACCTGCTCCGCCTGCGGATTGATGTGGTGCATTTGCGTGTCCGCCTCCGCCTCCGCCACCTCCTCTAGTTACACTTACACCTGTGATTGAATTTGCTTTACCTGCTCCGCCTACACCACCGACTGTATTAACATTTGCAGTTGCACCAGCACCATCAGCACCACCGCCACCGCCACCAGCAGAGTCACCACCACCAGCTAGACCATTACCACCATTATTTCCTTGACCAGAAGTTGCTGTACCACCAGGAATACCTGCTGGAACTGTACCAGCACCTCCGCCACCAGAACCGCCATCTTGTCCTGAATTTTGTGAATCTCGATCGCCTCCGCCGCCTCCGCCTACTGTTGTCATAGAACCTGAGTTTGAACCACTTCCATCAAAACCAGAAGCTCCGCTAACTGAATTTGAACCATCAGTTCCTACTGTAGCACCTGTGACACCTGCTCCTCCTGCACCAATAGTTATTGGAAATGCACTTGAAGGTACATTGTATCCAGCATTTGGACTATATCCGCCTGCTCCGCCGCCACCTCCGACACCGCCTCCACCGCCTCCACCACCTGCTATAATTAATATATCAACTGTTGGGGAATATGAAGGTTTTGTATAATTAGTGCTAGAAGTTATTGTGGTTATAACTTGAGCTTGAACTATTGGGGGTACCTCTACTCCTATTACTCCGCCATTAAAATTAGCCATAATTAAACCTCAGTCCATTCTCTGCTAGATGCATTCCATATGTAGTCTGTTTTTGTTCCAGAACCCTCAATATCATCTGCGTAAGTAGAGCCTAACCATCTTTGATTATCTTCATCCCAAGAAGGGAATACTATTAAACTGTTTTCTTCTACATCATTAGGATAAGTGACTGGTGCGTTCCAGTCTCCACTAGAGTCTAAAGTCCATGAAGTATAAGGTTTAGCATAAACAAACATATCTAAACTTGGATTGTAAAAATATCCAATACCTGCGTATTGTTTTCTAAAGTTATCATTGTATGAGGTTTGTTTCCAAGCACCGCCAAATGGATTGAATGGAACGATTGTTCTTACAAATGTTTCTGCATCAGCATGTTGATCACCACCATTGGCATCAACTTCTTCATTGGATACTACTACTACTTGTAATACTTTGTTGTTTTGATCAAGTTCTGCAAAATGTGCCATATTATTCTCCTTATGCGTCGTCTAGTTCTTCGTAACTAATTGTGTAAGTTAAATCTCCTGCTGCACCCGCACCACCTTCTAAAATATCTCCTTCTTCAAGATAAAAACTTGAGTTCTTATCAATAAGAACCAAGGTAGCGTCTGCTGGTACAGAGATTGTTGAAGCAAATAAAACTACTGAGCCACCACTTTTAATGATTCCCATTGTTACTGTTGCTGCGTTTGTACCATCAATGTTAGCGATGATAATTGCGTTGACTTTTAATAACTTGTTACTTGCACAAGTCAATAAGTCTGTTGTTACTGTAGTACCTAAAGCTCCCTGTACACTTTTTCCGAAGATCGAGGTTACTGATACTAAATTTGGATTTGCCATAATTTTCTCCTATGTTTATCCGAAAACTAAAGCCATAGCTATAGATTTCCCTGTTGTTGCTTTTGTATTAAGCTGGGTTTGTATTGCTGATGTTACTCCATCAGTATGATTAAGTTCTGCGACGGTTGCTGTAAGACCGTCTATTTTTGCAGCTGTAACTGCGTCATCAGCTAGTTGATCTACTGTTACTTGAGCATCATCTATGTGTCTAGTAAGAATACTATTAGAAGCTATCTTAGTTCCGTCAACTGCATTGTCAGCTATATTCGCTGTTGCGATTGTATTAGCTGCTATCTGATCTGTTGTTACTTGGTTGTCATCTATATGTCTAGTAAGAATGCTATTTTGTGCTATCATACCTGCGACAATTACATTCGCTCCT